GGGGCTTGGTGAGGAGAACAAAGGACGTCGAAGCTGATGCGACTCCAACGAGAGTCGTCTGATTTCGGTCTGAGATGTTTTAGCCATGGGGTTTCAATAATAAGTTTCTGTAGGAAAATGGACATGTTATCTGCTCTCTCTTTAGAGGCAGAGATGATCATTATTTTCTTTTCAGGATCTTTAAATAGAGTCCATAAAACAAAAGCACCAGTAATCCAAGACTTACCAACACCTCGGAAGGCTTGAATCTGAAGCCGTTTGGGACCATTTTGCAAGTAATCTGCAATAGCATACTGAGCCCTAGTAGGAGAAGGTAGATCTAATTGTTCCCATAGTGCTTGAAGGAATAGTTTAAAGTCTTCTTGTAGGGCGGTTACTACGTCATTCATTTATATTTTCTTTAATCCATTGTTGTAGTTTTCCAGAGGAGTTTACTGGAGGTTGTTCCATTCCAAATACATTAGAAACTAAGTTCAGTTCTTTTGGTTTTAAATCAGCAGTAAGTTCATCTACAGTAACGTTTAATTGATTTAATAAATCACCACCTCTAGCTACTTCTGCATGCCAACCTATAGATGAAGCTCGCTGTGGATTAGCAGACATCCAAGCTATAATATCTTCGGCTGAAGCCTTAGGTTTGCCCATTGCTGTCCGAAGCTTCTGTATTCTTGTATTTAAGATGTTAAATGCAACGTTCTGTCTTTCAACAGCATTCGTCGCCATTAATACAAACCTTTGTTGATAAGGAAGAGTATCCCACTTACCTTCTGCTATTAAACGCTTTATACGTAATGTAGATTCAAGTCTATTAACAATACCATGTATAAATTCTTGGTGATCTCTACTTATAATAGGTTTAGATGCTTTTATATCTTTAATAGTTTTCCCAGGAGGTAATATTTCAGACCAATTTCTTTTTATGGTACCAGCCATTAACTCGTCACGAGCTTCAGATCTTATTTCAGGATCTTTACTTTCAAGTTCAGCTTTACCATATTCTGGATTAACTTTATCTGGTACATGAGCATCTGATTTATACCAATCATCAAGTTTACGTTTTGGTAAAGGGGCATAAGGCTTTCCTGTTGTCTCGTCAATAACACCAGCAGCACCAGCTTCTTTTCTTAAATCATTAACTGCTTTTTTCTGTTCTAATAAAAAGCCTAGAGTATTATCATGATATGCACCTACCCAATTCCTAGGATGATTACCTGGGAATACATCAATAAAATTCATATCTTTAACAAACTGAAGCTGCTCTCCTCTACTCCAATTTTGAATAGCTTTTAAATCAAAAGCTTTTTCACTTAGATGGTGTGGTGCTAAGCCTTGCCATCTCTGAGCAGACCATACGTTCTGCCCTTTTCCGTCAATTAGATCTGCTGTCAAACCCTTATCTTCTCGGCCTGCCTGTCTTAGTGGAGCCCACGCTTCTTCTCCCTGAACTTCGCTATTAAGACTATCCAGTAACTCAGTAGATTGAGCCCTTACTTGCTTTTGTGGGGCTGGAGACTCGACAGTACCTAAATCAACATTTTTTTGAGCTGCGGCTACTCTGCGTCGTTTATTTACTTGTGTTTGTGCAAGGCGTTCCTCCTGAAGATGTTGCTTCATTTGGTGCATAGTATAATTTGCCTCACTCTCACCCATTGCTGCTCTACCATAAAGATCTGCTAAATCAGCTTGCTCAGGAAGTTCTTGAGCTTTGAAATGGTTTTCTAAGTCCAGCAGTTCAGATTTACTTTTATTATCGAAGTAATTTTTAACTGTACCGTCGTTTAATCCAGCTTTCCAATCTGTAGAGAAGGCTCCTGGATTAGCCCTAGATCTAACGTTTACTTGATCAAGTACTGAAGGAGCATATACTTGATCATAGAAACTAGGACTAATGTTTTTAACTGCCCCACCTATTACATCTCCAACTACTGAAGCACCTGGTACTTGTTGGAGTACTTTTGAGGCAGCTTTAGCTTTGTATCCCATTAGCTCTCCTTCTTAATTGCCTTTAAGTCCTTTTTCTTCTTCTTACGTTGAGAGATATTGTATAAAGTCTCACGCTTATGAGGCTTACCGTGTCCGCTTTCTTTCTCATGAGCGGCTACTCTCTCTTCATAAGACTTACCACCTGCAGCTTTTGCTTCTGCATCATACTTACGGCGTTGAGCACGGGTCATTACACCAAGAGTTTTACCAGTTTTGTAGTGTCTAGTGAAGACGTTAGACCCTGGCTTATCTTTTTTAGATTCAGATTTCTTTTCCTTCTTAGGTGTACTATCTTTCTTAACTGCTGGTGTTGTTGGTTTCGATTTAGAACCACCATTACCAGACGCTTTGTTAGTGAATGGTTTTGGTTTATTCAGCTTCTTCAGACCTTCTTTATACTCTTTGCTATCAATTACTTTTTGCTGCGCCTTAGCTTGAGATTCTTTGGAACCAGATGTCGTCGATGCTAGTTTTGAACCATCAGACTTCGTGGTTTCAGGCATCTTCTTAGGGATATTAAGCTTAGATTTAAGAGATTTGACTCTTCTTTTTTTCCTGAAGCCGCCTGGATCAACAAGTTTATAATTCTTACCTTCTTCTAACGAAGAAAGTTCCTTAGCCCATCTCTTACGTTGTTCACGAGTTCTACTCTTACGACGTTCAGTACGTTTTGCTGCCCGTTTTTGTCCTGATAATCTTGCCATGATAATTAAGTGATGCGTAATTTCTTTTTGTTTTTCTTTTCGACAGCTCGGTTTTCAGCCACCGATTCCCAACCATTCTTACCTTTGCCGTCAATATTATGACCAGCTTCAGTACCAGGAGGTTTTTTGATACCTCTACGTTTCAGATCATTTCTTAAGTTATCAGCATTACGTCTGATTCTTTTAGCTTTCTCTGTTTGCATCCATTTCTTTGCAGTGGTTTTCTTACCACCATTGGCGTATCTACCTGACTTTGCCATATAGCCTCCGATGAACTAATTCAGGATCTACTTTAGGTAATACTTTAGAAAGTTTATCCAAAGGATTACCTTCAAAAGCTACACCACTTATATCATTAGTTTTAAGCCAATCACAGGCTGCTTTTAAGTCTTGGGTGGTGGCCTCACCACTCTTAACCCGTTTAAGAAATTCGGTAGTAACGAGGTTATGCAGTTCATGGAACTGTTGTTCAGTTGCTTTCATCTGCTTCTTCTGTTGTAGTTATCTGTTCATCATGGATTTCACCCATACATGAACCACCTTTCCAGTCCATTCCAACTGCGGTAGGGGCTACACCGTTCAACCACTTCTGGACAGAGAGAAAGCAACCTCCTTCTGCTCCAGCTTTAGCTGCGTGTTCGGTTTCAGGTAGAATTCTAACTACCATATAATGTGCCATAGACAAATTACTGGTAGGTGATGGTTGATTAGCAAACCACATAGGTAATGTAGTCTTACCACCTGAATAAAATTCGATACCTCTTAATGCTACTTCGTAAGAATCAACATTAGGATGAGTATGAGGTGGTATATAAGTACCTGGTTTTACCGTAACAAGCTCAACTTGGAACGGTACATGCCTATAGATACATAATGAAGTCAAACCATCTACAAAATGAATAGATTTATTTAAGGGGGTAAATATTCTTTGACCTGCATCTAAATACCATTGTAAAAAGTCAGTTAGATCGTCATCAAATTCCCTACCTGTACCGTCTTTCATGAGAATAGTTTAGTCTTTACAATTTCTAAAGCCTGGTCATCAAGTTTATTATCAGTACGTTTTACATAAGCAGATAGTAAATCAATTACAAGTTGCTTAACTGAGTCTGATTTCAAGAATGCGAGTAGGATAGGCTTGATTAATAGTGTCATTTGCTTAGGGGGTTAAGTTTCTGCCACCATTTCTTAGGTGGTGGAGGTGGGAGTCGCTTAGCCATTGCAGCTGCGACTTCCTTTTTGAATGCAGATATAGGAATGATATCACTACACATATGGTATACACGTGTAGCAGGACGTATCATAAATCCTTTTTGTTGTAGCTCTGCACAATTCTTGACTCGAACTAATTCATAGTCAAGCTTCATCTTTTCTTCTTGTCTTTTACCAATAGACTTACAACGTTCAACAATAGAACCATCTAGGGGAACCATGAAGTTAATCTGTGCTCCCCAGTTCTCAGCTACAGTATAGCTTTGTTGGTCCATTGCATCGTCAAATGGAGTGGTATGATTGCCCATATAGAATGGGCTGAATGTCATTGTAGCACCGTTACAGCTTATGTTCGGTCCGAGTACCTGACGCGAAGGGGCACCATTATTTTGGAACTGGACGGCTTGATTTGTAACGTTTCCTGTAGCCGCTGCCACAGGGTTTGAAGTATTGTTGGTTTCTCCCTCTTCAGCATGTGCTGGAACTCCTATTGCGAGAATACTGATAATGATACCGTAGTAGAGGTAGTTTCGATTTCTCGCTCTATCTCTGTTACTTCGAGTACCTGACTGGCTGCTCTTGTTACTATTTCTAGTGAGAAATCGCTGCCAGCTGTTGTCATGTTGAATACCGAATCTGAATCCGCTATCCCGCCTGAAGACGTTGAGGTGTGGGTTATGTTGTCTCCTGACCATTTGTTTAATGCAGACCCGTAGGTTGTGATCTCAATTGTTTCTGTGATCTCCTGGGTCGTTGTAGTGGTTGAGTTCATACTGCCTTGGGTGAACTGAGGCGTGACTAACTCTGCTCTAACACTAGCAGGAAATGCCAGTGCTAAGAGTAAAAGCCATTTCTTCATTCTTCCTTTTTCTTTACCATAGGACAGTTTATTGGTTTACTTTTACCATCTTTATTACCAGTGGTCAAGCCGAAAGTGGCCAATGCACCAGTAAACACACTAGCCACGAACGTGATATCTGAGTTACCTGATTTCTTAATCATTGGTAATTCTACATAGTTCATGGTGATGATAAAGCCAGACCAAACAACAACGCCAAGTCTGACGAATGTACCAAGGATCTGGATTTGGTGTTCTTGATCCTCAGCAGCATCTTTCAGCTTTCCGAGGAGACTTTTTTTTTCTTCCGGTTTTCCTTCCATTTGTTAACTTTAGCTTGAAGCTGTTTCTGAACCTTCTTCTTGATGGGTTCGAATAGAGATTGAGTAACAGTAGTTGTTGTTACTGCTATGACAGCCGTTGTTACAGCTGTTACCACCACCGCTGTTTCCGGTACTGGCATCTGTATATCGATAACTGGTATCTTTAAGGTGGGTTGTTCTGGTTGTTCTGTCTTCTCTTCCTCCGTAGCCTCAGTCTCCTCAGGGCGCTCTAAATCAGCTGGAGGGATGACCATAGGCCGGAAGGCCGGAACGTCCGCTGTAGGCTGTCTCAGGTACATCTGAGGGATGTCTAGCGCCTTAGGTAGGTTAGGGCGTGGGAGGTTGATGGACATTTATGCTCCGATTTCTATTGCTATGAATTGAGCTGTTGCTGCAGCTGCACCACCTTTCTGATAATTAAATCTAAAATCAGCATAATTACTTACGCAATATATTCTGGTTTTATAAGTAATTTCACTTGTAGTATTAGGTGAGTCATAATAAAGTGCATGCATATTCATTGGCATCCAGTTATCATCAGAAGCTTCACCCCACCATTGTATGAGATCTCCTTCTGTTCCTCCAATAGTTCTATAAATATTATGGCCAAATTCACCGATATTTTTTACAATAGCCCAAGCATTTAAACAAACTAAAATCTTACTAGTAGCAGCTGAAGGAGTTATTGCTACAGTTGGTCCTACTTGAGTCCAAGTTGTGTTAGCACCTGCATTAGCAACTGATGTGCTTGAACCTACTTGCACTTGAAGAACATTACCAAATCCTGTAGCTGTACCTGAGCACGTTAAATTACCTGGGAAAGTTACCGACTGATTAGAAGCATGAAGTTGGATACTATCTGCAGTACCTGAAGTCCCTCTAAGGGCTCCTGTTTTTAATGTACTCATTAGGTATCCCTCAATCTTAAGAACGACGCATATGTAGTATTCATATCTGTATTACCATGTGTAGTTACTGAATTATTACTATAGTAAACAGCAAATCTAACAGCATGGTTCGTATCTTGTACGTCGAATACCCAATCTACATGACAACTACCCATAGTATTTCCGCTATCAACTTGCGTGATATTACTACCACCTCTTACAGCATTATTCCAGTTTGAACCGTTAGTTGATGATATTATAAAAGTTTCAGCATATCTTTCATTTCCACTAATATTGAATTGATGATGGAATGTTATTAAGTAATAACCTGATTTAGGGAATGTAAATACACCAGAACTTTCTGATACCCCACTTCCGTATAAAGAAGATGCTTGATCATCCTCTCTTTCCCAGTTAGCAGTTATTGGATCTTGGTCGCCTGTATTTAAAGCATTTAATCTCCAAGTATCTATAACATCATTATAAGTAGGAAGAGTAACCCAACTTAAATTACCACTACCATCAGTTTGTAATACTTGTCCTGCAGTTCCATTAGTTGTAGGGAGAACTAAAGTATTACTTCCAGCACTTGCTGGTGCATCGATTGCTGTATAACCAGAGGAACTTCCGTTTAATTTTAATGTCATCGTTTTACCTCCAGCAATGTCATACTAGTATAGTTTGTACCACCACCTCCATTATAATTCTGACTGAAATTATCATAAGAACCGTCTGTGTAACATTCAATAGTATATGTATAAGTACCAGCACCAGGAGCTGCATCAAGGAATGATGATATAGGATTATGGGCGGGCACCCATGTACTTGTATTTGTATAACCCCAGTTAGTATTTAGAACAGTTGAACCTCTTTTTAGTCTATGTCCTAAATACCCATTATTAAGAGCAATTGCAGCAGTAGATATTATTACTAATACATCATTACTACCAGTAACTGTAATTGTAGGAGAAGGTCCAAACGCTGTCCAAGCGTCATTTGCACTAGGTTTTTGACTTGTAGTACTGCTTGTTTCAGTTACTGTTTGTACTACTGCACCAGCAGCTAATGTTCCTGAGTCTACTATTCCGTCGGGTAGACCTCCGACTGAGATTCCAGTAACTGTACCGGAACCATTAATTGTTATTGGCATAATTACATAATTGTCCAGTACTCGCCGTCACCAATCGTTACTGTGACGCCGTTGTTTATAGTTATCGGACCCCATGTTCCTGCATTTTGTCCGTCTGTTATAGTATAGTCAGTAGTAACTGTCTGACCATTCTCCCAGAATACTTTATCACTACCTCCACCAGTCGCTCCAGCTGCAGCAACAGTCCATTCCATACCATTAGAGGTATAGCCTAGAACTTTGTCTGTACCAGAAGGAGCAGCGTGAATGTCTAACTTAGCTTCTGTAATTGAATCATCTCCAATCCTAGCAGCTGGTAAAGTGCCAGAACCTATGTTTGCAGCATTGGTTGTATCTGTAGTGGCAGAAGCTGCTAATCCATGAGAACCAATACCTGTTACAGCTCCACTTAGTTTTGAGGTTGCTATCGCAGCATCAGATTTAACATCAGCATTAACGATAGAACCATCTGCAATACCTGCAGAATTTACTGTATTAATTGCCATTAATCTGATGCCTCCGCTGTATTAGTTTTAGACCATTCTAAAAACTCCTTATAATCTACATTAGCAGTATCAAGAGGAATAGCTTTTCTGAAAGCACCATCTTCGTATTGGTTCACAGAACCGTCTGTAGATGTACCTGTTTTTTTAAAAAATTTATATGTAATAGTCATGATTAAAGCTCCGCTGCAAAAGTAAGTTTACCAGCAATTCTCATAAGGCAAGGTCTATTTGATGTTAAGCCTGAGAAATTACTTGCATTTACAAAGAAGCCGTCATCATTAGCATCAGCACCAGATAAACTTTCAGAACTTTGTGTAGAGTTAACTCCGTTATCATTAACTTGCAAAGCTGCAGTAGAACCAATTGTTGGTGTTGCTCTCATTGTTGGGTTAAGACTTCCTCCTAAATAAGCAACTGTTCCAGATGCACATAAGCCCCCGTAACCACCTTTTACTTGATAATAACGTTGACACCTAGCTAATTCATCACCATACGATCTATGTTCAAAGTCAGTGGCTGTATCTCCTATTTCCAACTGAATTCCAGTAACGAAAACATTATTTGCTGTATTATCAAATGCGTTTACTTGACCTTCTGCTCTATTAGCATCAGTATTAGAAGCCCAAGTTCCCGCTAAAGTACCGCCTTGGAAGCTGCTACCAGCATAGAACCATAGAATAACTCTTAGACTTGCCTGATTATCATTACCAAAAGCTCCTGTTGTATCAGCAGCAAAAGTTATTGTTTTCTTTTCCCAAGTATTAGTTGTACTTACTGTATAAGATTTAGAAGTATGTCTAGTATTATCTTGGTCATATAATTCAGCAACATAAGTTCCTGTTTTCGTAGATTTAATCCAGAAAGAGAGGGTTAATTGCTCAGCATTAGAAGTCCCTTTCTTTACACGTTGTAGATCTTGGCCTTCAATATACTGTAGTAAATGCACATATTGAACACCAGCAGTACCTGCAACAGAGGTGCAATCTATTTTATATGAATTTCCGAAACCTTGACCAGTTGGAACATCTGTATCTTGAGAGATGGTCATTGCACCATCGTTCTTCATAAATTTCCAACGATCTGGTCCACCATATTCATTACCAGCGTTGGCTACGGTGCCACGCTGATTAACTTGCATTGCACCGTTAATCAATAAATTACGGAACGAAAGAGTATCACTTGTTGTACCAGCTGGAAGTGTTACTGCACCCGTAAGTGTAGTAGTACCGTCTACCGTGAGATTATTCTCAACAGTTACATTCTTAGAACTATCCAGAGTAATATTGGCTCCAGATGCACCTGCATGTTGTAACTCAGTTGTTATTACTTTTGCCATATCTTACCCCTTATCTGCTATAAGTTTCGCTTTATATGCATCTTTTACTGTTTGAGTCCAAACTGCATTGCAGATACCTTGAACCTCAGCAGATTCTCCACTTATATCTGTATTTACTAAATTATCAGAAGCATCTAAAGTTCCTGGGTGTAAGACTTTACGATGATATTTACGGCTTAGTTCAACTCCATCTTCTTTGATAATTGTAGCAGTTCTTACTTGTACTCCTTTGTATTCACCGACTACTTCAATTTTATCTTCAACTACTGTTTTTGTTAATGCCATTAAGATTAATCTCCAATTAAAATAGGTTTAGTCATTAATTAAATAAGTAATATTTCCAAAGAAAAGTCCTGATGAATTACAATCTGCTGCTGTTAAATAATTACCAGCTCCAGCTTGGAAACCACCAATAGCGCTAGTTTCATTACCTGTTAGAAGAACCTGCCATGTAAGATCAGAATAATCATCAGCAGTCCAAGCACTATTACTATTTATACCAACAAAATAAAATTGACCAGAGTTAGATTTTCCTTGGAAAGGGAAACCTGCTATTGTCATATTCCCTGATGCACTACCTTTACCAGTCCATGTGTAATTCCACCAGGCATAACAAAGATTACCTATTCTTGTGTAATATCCTTGCTGCCTATCATGAGTAAATTCATTACTACCAGATTTCCATACAGGTGTCCATTCACCTTCTTCATAGTCCTTAAGTGTCTCATCAGGAGTTGCAGTACCACCATCTGATGTAGCTGCAAAACTAATACCTTTACCATCTGGAAAGGCTAATCCATCATTTGATGTTTCACACATCAAGGTATTATCTTTATAAAACTTTGCTGCACCATTTCCGTATAGTAATAGACTATTTTCCCAGCCGCCTCCAGCATAATTTTGTATAGCTAAAGTACCGTCACCAGCTGATACGTTTAGTCTCCATTTATCTGCATTATCATCACCTTCATCAGCATGTATTTCTATAGCAGAATCTCCTCCTTCTGCTCCTAGTACTTTGAAGTTACCATCTGTTACATCTGCCGTAGCAGAAGCAACAGTAGCCCAACTAAGGGCACCACTGCCATCTGTTTTTAAGTACTGCCCTGAAGTTCCATCATCCACTGGAAGAGTAAGCTGAACGGCAGCATTACTTGTTGTTGTAGCTGGACCTTTTAATGAGACGGTTCCACCGCCTGAGTCCGCTTTGATTTTTAATTCTGCCATTAACCTGCCTCCAGTGCTGCTACTTTAGTTTCCAATGTTTCTATTTTAGTAATTGCTTCTTTAAGTGCAGCTGTAAGAAGTGGAATCATTTTAGATTGATCTATAGATTGATGTACAGGATTATCATCTGAATCAACAGCATCTTTAGCTCCTGTTACAGCATTTGGTACTACTGAAGAAACTTCATGTGCTAAGAATCCATCGATAAGAGTGTTTGTATCATCAGAAATCCAGTTAAATTTAGATGGTTTAAGCTGTTTTACTCTTGTTATACCATCTGATATAGCTGCTACATTTTCTTTTAAACGGTAGTCAGAACTAGTGTTATAAGACACATCACTACCACCTATACCAATGTTACCTTTAGCAGATCCACCAGTCCTAAATTCTACAATTACACCTGTATTATCTTTATTTATTGCCATATAACTGTTGGCAACTTTAAAGAAAGGTTGACCAGTATTACCTAGATAAAATCTTTCTGATCCATTAATGCTAAATCTTATTTCAGCATCTTCTCTATTTTCTATCCATAAGTCTTTTGTTGTACCATCAAGAGAAAGTTCTGAACCATCAGTACCTGCTTGTCCTGTTGTATCGTTTGTTAATCTAATACGAGGAGCTGTAGTACCATGGACAACTAAACCAGGTCCACCTGATACAACAGCTGGTGATGATGTTCCTACGCCTAAATGAGTACCATCAAAGGTGAGATTAGCCTCACCTGCAATAGCATTAGCACCTGTAACTGTACAAACAGTGTTATTAGTTGAACCTGTTAAAGCTGCTCCTAAAGTGACTCCACTAAGAGTACCATCTACTGTAAGGTTACCTTCAACGGTGGTATGACCTGAGCTATCTAGAGTAATATTAGCACTAGAAGCCCCTGAGTGTTGTAACTCAGTTGTTATTACTTTTGCCATTTACTAACCTCCAGGTTTATCTGCAATGAGTTTAGCCTTCCATGAGTTTTTTACTGATGTAGTCCAAACAGAATTACATATACCTTGTACTTCTGCAGATTCTCCACTGATATTTCTATCTACAAGGTTATCAGAACCATCTAGAGTACCAGGATCTAAAGATCGACGTGCAAATGATCGAGTTAATTCAACTCCATCTTCTTTGATTACAGTAGCTGATCTTATCTGAACAATTTTATTAGGACCAGTCACTTCAATTTTATCTTCTTCGATTGTTTTTGTTAGTGCCATTAAGATTAATCTCCAATTAAAATAGGTTTAGGCTGCTTTATAAGTTATATTATACATTAAATTAGCATTTGGTCCAACGTCACTAGAACAGTCAATGTATCTTACAGTATCTCCACTAGTTTTATAGAAGTGGCAAGTTGTTGAGTTAAAAGGAATCGATGCAATTTTTCCTCCGAGAGTAGTGGTACTCCAACCATTATCACCAGCTACTGTGCCAACCCAGTGCATATTACTATGGTTTGCTGAGGTAAATGGTATACCTACTAAACCCATAGTTCCTGTTCCAGAGACACTACCGGCTGTACGTAGATTACCAAAGATATTAACCCAGCTGCCAATTTTTATATAATGATGATTTTGTTCACTAAAGTCACTTTCATCATCAATAGTTGGGTCAAATGTTCCCTCCTCATAATCGTCTAACCAGTTGCTACCACCTGATCCACCTAGATAAATTCCAGATGAAGGTGTTAAACTACCAGTAACCGATACACCTATGTTTGTAGTACTTAATTTAGTACCATTATTAAAATAGAGATAACATCCATCGTCTTTTATAAACTTAGCTATAGTCTCAGTTTCAGCATCATTTTGGATCCTGATTTCATCGCCAGTTCTTATAAATGTTTTACCATTCTTTACGTTGAAATAGTTATCAGTTCCACTGTAATAGAATTCTGAGTCATTTCCAGTACCAAGGCTGATTTTAACATTATCGTTATAACCAGTACCTGTAGCACCGCCTACTGCAACAGTGTCCCAACTAAGGGCACCACCACCGTCTGTTTTTAAATATTGGTTTGCTGTCCCATCATCCACTGGAAGAGTGAGCTGAACGGCAGCATTACTTGTTGTTGTAGCTGGACCCTTAAAGGAGACGGTTCCACCGCCTGAGTCCGCTTTGATTTTTAATTCTGCCATTAGTAGTTCACTCCAATTCCGTGTATCTCTGTAACTTTAGAGCCAGATGCTTGGTTAGCCCAAACTGCTTTGTATCTAACATCAGTACCTGCAGTACAAGTTGTTTCTCCTAAGTAAATAGTTTTAATACCAGTACTAAAGTCTGATCCTGCTGTATAACTAGCGGCTTCAGTCCAGTTAGTCCCACCATTACAGGTGAAATAGATCTTTAAATCAGTTCCAATAGTTGCAGTACCAGATGCATTCTTATAAAGGAATGTACCTGAAACTTTT